AGGAAGACGGTAAAATGGAGAAATCAACCGAAGATAGTTTTAGTCAATTAGCTTCAAAGTCATTAGACTTACTTTCAAAAGCTAATGAAAAGATTACAGATTTAACTAGCAAGTCATTTGAACTAAACGCACAATTAGAAAAATCAGTATCTAAGTGCGACGATATGAAAAAAGAATTAGACGAAGAAAAGAAAGCACACGCCGAATTAAAGAAGTCATATGATGAATTAGTTGCTAGTAACACAACTAGTAAGTCCGTAGAAGAAACTGAGAAAGACGTCGAAAAATCAGTAGATGATGATAAAGAAGACACTGATAAAAAGCCTGAAAAAGACGGAGAAGCCGACAAGGAAAAAGAAGACAAAACTTCTAAATCAGTTTCAGAAAATAAAGAACCTGAAACTCCAAAGGTTGACAACCCAGATAAGACTGTTGAAAAGTCATTGTTAGGTGCCGCACAAAACGGAGACAGTGAAGAAGAAAAAGACGACGCTAAAACCAAGGACGAAGGCGAAGTTAACAAGTCAGTTACGCCAAGCAAAGAAGATATTTATAAGAGCTTTGTAAACGACGTTTATGACGCTTATGACTATGTAACTAAGAGCGCGCTTTATGGCCCAAACTCGCGCCAAGCTGACGAATTAGCTGAACTAGAACGACGTTTAGACAAGACTAGTGAAGTTACGCCTGAATTAAAGAGCCAATTTGATAACATTAGTATCTAGACTATCATTTATTAATGGTCAGTTTAGTTTAAGCTACTATTATAAATAGGATAAGAAAACAAACGATAAATAAAGGAGCGCTTAATATAATGTATACACAGGACAAAACGAAAGATATAATGAAGAAATCTTTCTTTGGTGGCGATAGAGCAGTTGCTTTTGATACTAACAAGGAAGACATTCTTAACGAAAACCTTCCAGAAAACGTTAAGAAATCAGCATTTACTGCAGGTCACTCAATTACACCTGATACACAAACAGACGGTGCCGCTAACCGTATTGAATCTCTTAATCGAGACTTAAAGGTAACGACATGGGGTGAAAGAGATTTCACACTTTACAATGATATTGCAAAGCAACCTGTAGATAACACAGTGTTGAAATATACTCAATACTACTCACATGGACGTACCGGTCATTCACTGTTCCAACCTGAAATTGGAATTGGCGACGTTAATAACCCTAATGAACGTCAAAGAACGATCAACATCAAGTACATTGTTGATACTCATGTTACAAGTATCGCCCTACAACGTGCTAACACGATTGTTGACTCTCTAAAGGTTCAAGAATACGCAGCTATTTCAACAGTTATCAAGACTGACGAATGGGCTATGTTCTATGGTGACGCTGACTTAACTTCTGGTCAAAAGGGCGAAGGTCTTCAATTTGATGGCTTGTTCAAGTTAATTGCTCCAGAAAACCATATTGATTTACGTGGTGGTCGCTTATCTCCAGCAGCACTTAACATGGCTGCTCGTAAGATTGGTGAAGGTTTCGGTACTCCTACTGACGCCTACATGCCAATTGGTATTAAGGCTGACTTCGTTAACCAACATTTAAATGGTCAACGTGTAATGCTTCCCGGACAAACTGGTGGTATGACTACCGGATTAGATATTGACAAGTTCTTATCTGCTCATGGTTCTATCCGTATTCAAGGTTCAACTATTATGGACTCTGATAACAAGTTAGACTTTGACCGTCCAGTATCTCCTACTGCACCTACTGCACCTCAATTGTCTGCAACTGTTACGCCAGACGGTGGTGGATTATGGCATGAAGCTGACAAGACTGACTCAAAGGGTGAAGTAATCCTTAACAAAGAAGTCGGTGTTGAACAATCATACGTTGCCGTTATGGTATCTCGTCATGGTGATTCACGTCCTAGCTTGGTTCAAACTGCTACACCAACGAAGAAGGATGACGCTATTACGTTAACGATTACCCCTAACGCAATGCAAAATGTTATTCCAGACTACGTAGCTATCTATCGTAAGTCTAACTTCGACAGCGACGCCCTAGAAGCTAATACAGACGCTAGTGGCAATCGTGGTTCATACTACTTGATTGGTAAAGTAGCCGTTCGTGAACAAGAAGGTGCTACGATTACTTTCGTTGATACGAACGCTCGGATTGCTGGTTGTGGTGACGTGTTTGTTATTGAAAACCGTCCAGAAACAGTTGCTCTTCAAGAATTTATTCCACTATCAAAGCTTAACTTAGCGGTTACTACTACAGCTACTTCGTTCGTTGTTCTAAACTACGTCGCTCTAGCATTGTACTACCCAAAGCGTGGTGCTGTTCTTGAAAACGTTGTTTACTCACGTGTAGAAGACCTAGAATTATCTTAATATGATTATTAACTAAGACTGCCTTAATTGGTAGTCTTTTTTATTTTAATTGAGCATTAATGCTACGATAGATAAAGATAACAAAGAGAGGAGCATTTATATATGTCAACACAGGACGCTATGAACTATTATAAAATAAGTGACGACTATCCCGGTTCTGCTACTAAGTATTATGGCAACCCTAACTACGTAGACGGGGTAGACTGGAAAAGTATAAATTTTGACAGCTTAGGACTAGATGCAGACATCGTTAAAGACCAACTAAGAGGAATGGAACTAGACTTACTAGATCCTGTTACTAATGAACCATACGACGACGCATACTATCAGAACTTCGTAACAAAGGCTGTAGCAGAAACTGAAAAGGATTTAGATATTGTCATTAGACCTAGACTTGTAAATGACAGGCTTGACTATTATAAGAATGATTTTAACTCATGGATGTTTACTCATACAATGTATCGTCCAATACTTCACGTCGAAGAAATTCTTCTTTACTTTAATCAAATGCCGATCCAAAAGTATCCAGACGAGTGGATTAAGGTTACTAACCGTTTAGGAGAAATAAACTTACAGCCAACTGTTCTGCAAGCCGGTTCTTCTATGGGTATGATGTATACACCTTATACAATGTCTAACAACTTCCCACTAGGTATGCCTAACCCTAGCGGAGACTTCTTTAGCCCTCAGATGATAGGTGTTTCTTATATTGCAGGAATGCTTCCTATTGCTCCGGGTGACGAAGGCCTAAACTATGCCTACACTATTCAGCCTGACTTAAAAGCATATATTGCTAAGCAAGCTGCGATCGAAGTCCTTGAAAGGTACGGACGTGTCGCTATTGGCGCCGGAATTGCGTCTGAGAGCGTTTCTCTTGACGATGCTCACGTTTCCATTGATAGTACCCAAAGTGCTGAAAACACAGCTACAACTGCCGATATTACCCTTATGAAAGAGGATATGAAATCTCTTAGAGATCACCTTATAAATTACTACGGTGGAAACAATATCGGTTTCATAAACTAGGAGGTAAATATGACTAAGCAATTTAAAGACATTAATCCACTTCCACATATAAATAAGTACCCTAATCAAATGGTGTCGCAGTATGTAAACTTGATTGAAAAGCTAGGTCGTCAGGTTATATGGGAAAAGTCTATCCCTTGCCCTTGTATTAACCCTAAGACTAACTCTCCTAGAATTGACTGTCCAGTATGCCATGGTCAAGGAATTGTCTACACTAACTCCTACATGCTAAAAGGAATTATGCAGTCTGATAACAAAAGCGCCTATGCTAGTAAGTTTGGTCAAGCTGAAAGAGGAACAACTGTTTTTACACCACAGCTAACGGATAACGGTGTAGAAAACGGTATAGCTATCAGAGACAGAATTACACTTCCAGATATGACACTATCACAAACTTACTTGGTAAATATTACTAGTGGCAGGCTAAGCCTTGGTGTATTCATACCTTATAATGTCAATAGAATAGTATCCGCAAGTGCCATTATTAACAATGCGCTAACAGATGTTACTAACAAGGTTTCCATATCTAGCAATAACATACTAAAGGTATCTGACGATTCTCTTCTAAATCACAACATATCTTTAAACCTAGAAGTTCAAGCTAGATACTACATTGTGAATATAACAAAGGAAACTAGATATACTAGAGCTACTGATTATAAGAACAAATCATCATATGTAGGGTGGTATAATCAAAATCTAGAGAACTATAAACGCCTATTCGGAGACGATATTAACATTAAGAATATGGAACTTAATATCAGATTACCCAAATTATGTATAATGAGACGTGAAAGTATGTTTGTTCCAGATACTAATATTAATGATTCTGATATTAATCAGGTTAAACTTCCAGACCCAACAGTATCGTCTGAACTAAGCGATGTGATTGATTTTGAATAACAATAAGTTTAAAACGGAACTAGACAACTTTTTTAAAGACGCCCTAGATACTAGCCCAATTCAGCAAGCCTTTGTTAACAATCTTAAAAAAAGAATAGCTGACTCTGACAACTCTATTAAAGTTAGCAACTTGTCTAACACTGCCTTAGACATATCATACAGGATATTGACAGATACCGCTGCTTCAAACGGAGTTAAGTTTGTAGACATGAAAGAGGTTTTCTCACGGTCACCTTAAGCGAAACGAATGAAAGACGGTGGCTGGTATCTAGTCGTACCTATACAAGATGGAACACCAGCGTTTAGGTCTGCTTATGGACGTTCTGTCTGGGATCGCATAAGTCACACAGAGTTTGGAACCACTAGCTCATTTTCTGATATTGGTAGAGTTCAAGAAAAACTAGGTTATAGCCCTAATGAGTCTATCAATGAACTTCAATATAAATGGAAGTCTGCTAACATAACTAGGTTTCAAAAAGGACAAAGCGGAAAGCGTGCTAGCTATATAAGCTTTAGAACTGTATCAGATAAGTCAGATCCAAATTCATGGATTGTTGGCAGAAAAGACGTTTCTCAGAATAGTAATACAAAAGTAATAGCTCCATACTTATCAATGGTGCTAAAAGAGCGTATAAACAGAATGTCACAACAAGTGGGGGTGAATTAGTTGGCTATAAATACAATTGATACTTATGTTTCAGATAAAATAAGCAGTATCCTAGAAGGATTCCTATCAAGTAGATCAACACTAGAAGATAATATCTTATCTGACCTTCCTGACGATATAGTGGAGCCGTTCATAAACACTTTTGGCTATGATAGCAACGGAATTGCAAAGCAAGAAATACCAGTTCTATTTACGTTCCCGTCTAATAAAGAACAAGGAACCTTTATACTTGTTCAGTATGAAGGTAGCCAAGAGGACGGAGACAACTCATCTCTAGGAAATCTACAAAGTGGAATATATGACTATGCAGAGGGAAACGAGATAAAAGAAAAATCCTACGTTCAGGTTGATAATAGTGGTGATAACCCTGTTGCGTTTATACAGATGAAGAACGACGTGTATTCGGTTGACAATATAATGGAAATATCTGGTTCAGATAATCTTAAATTTAAAGATAATAAGATATTTGTTCCATATATGGATTTATATAAGAACTATAAGGTTCCTGTAACTGTCTTCTATACTGTTTTCCGCAAGCACCGTGATGGTGGTAATATTAATCATAAGGATGTTATGGGTTATGGAATTAATCTTCAAGAAGTTTGTGTTGTTGACTTTGTGTCAAACAATCAGGATACTCTAAGATGCTTATCAAATATATTATTAGCAATAACGATATATCTTCGTCAGACGTTAGAGGATAATAGCTCTATTTATTTGCCTAACGTCAGCACTCAGGGTAACGACCTTATTCAAGAGATTAATACTGCAAGTAATTCGGTTACTGGTCAACAACTGTTCTATAGGAGATTAACCATAACTTATAAGACAACACAGGTTCTTGAAACAAATGCAGGTGATAGAATTACAGATGTAGAAGCGGAGGGCAAGTTAGATGTCTGAAATTAAGAAAGGTAATAAGTACTACGGGGTTGATAAATTTATTGATTCCGCCATGGATTCTGGAAGATTCCCAAATCTTAACCGTATTAAGGCTGCTGGATTTATTGCGCTAATGCGTACTAAAGACAAGCTGATAGTTAAGGACGAACGAGAATATCTAGATGAGTTAACTAAATATTTAAAATAAATTATTAGAAAAGGAGTCCTTATTAAAATGACTACTACAATTACATCGGCCGAATCATATAAGCGTATATATCCACTTTTCTATGATTCTAGACCGCACGTTGAAACTAACTTTGATGATAGCAGACTATCAAACACAGCTAGTGACAGCGCAAAGAATATCTTTATGTTAGGTTCTGCTACTAACGGAGACCCAACTAAAGTTTATGAAATTAGAACCAGTCAGCAAGCTACAAAGATTTTCGGTAGTGGCGACTTGGTTGACGGTATTAAATTAGCTTTTGACCCAACCGGTAACTCAGTCACAAATGGTGGTACTGTCTATGCTCTTAGAGTAGACAATGCTAAGCAAGCAAGCCTTGTTAAAGACGGACTTACATTCACAAGCTCTATATTCGGAACAAACGCTAATCAAGTATCAGTAGCGTTAGACAACGACGTTTTCGGTGTTCCTAGGATAACCGTAAATTACTCGCCTGATAACTATGAAAGAACCTACACTAACATTGGTCAAATGTTCTCGATAACTTACAGTGGTAAAAGTGCTAGCGCCGGATATACAGTATCCCATGACACAGACGGTAAAGCAATCCTTTTAACATTAGGTTCTGGTGATTCAATTGACAAGCTTACCAACGTAGCTACCTTTGACTTAACTATGTCTAAGTATGACACAATTGCTAAGTTAATGCAAGCAATATCAGCGACACCTAACTTCTCAGCGTCTGTCGTTGGTAGCCCATCGGTTAATACGTCATATCTAGACGAAGTTACTTCTCCAGTGGACGTTAAAACGGCACCTGCTGTTGTAACTGCTAAGATTGGCGATGCTATTAGTAAGCTAGGGTATGACCCATATGTTGTTGTCACACAGACTTCAAACAACAAGCCTATTGTTAACGGAGTAAGCGCTGGTACAGGAAGTGCTACGACATCTGTTACGACTGCTCCTGCGTTATTCCCAGCTAACTTTGATACAGCATTCTTAACTGGTGGATCAACTGGAGACGTTCCAGTATCTTGGGCTGACAAATTCAACGGTGCTATTGGAAACAATGTTTACTACATTATTCCATTAACTAGTGAAGAAAACATTCATGCCGAACTTCAAGCTTTCATTGATGAACAGCACGTTCTCGGTTACAACTACCACGCATTCGTCGGTGGCGGATTCGCGGAACCTTTAGAACAGATTCTATCAAGGCAAGTTAACATCAACGATAGCAGATTTGGATTAGTTGGTCAATCAGGACACGTTCAAGAGGGCGGAGAAAGTGTTCATGTTCCTGCTTATCTTATGGCTGCTTATGTAGGCGGATTATCAAGTTCACTAGGCGTAGCTGTTCCTATCACTAATAAGAAACTTGCTTTAGTCGACCTCGACCAAAACTTCTCTGGTGACGACCTTAATACACTTAACCAAAACGGTGTTATTGGTATTGAACATCTAGTAAACCGTAATGCAACTGGTGGTTACTATATCGTTCAAGACGTCTCAACTAACACAGTAAGTAGCAGTCACGTTGACGGCTCATTGTATCTAGGCGAACTAACAGACTTCTTATTCGACAACTTGCGGTTTGTTCTTCGTGATACCTACATTGGTAGCAACATTCGTTCAACTAGTGCAGATGATATTAAGAGTACCGTTGCTAGTTACTTGTATTCAGAAATGAACAATGATGACGGTCTAATCGTTGACTTTAGTGAATCAGACATTGTGGTTACTATTTCAGGAACGGTTGTTTATATTCAGTTCGCTGTCGCTCCTACTCAGGAAATTAAGAATATCGTTGTATCAGGAACGTATTCTAACTATTCTGCTACCAGCGAAGATAACACAACTAAATAATAGGAGGGATAATTAATGGCTACTGTTAAAAATCAAACTGTTGAAACTGGTAACAGAATCTACATCATGGTTAAGAGTGCCGTTCTAGGACGTGCACAGTCCTTAACCGGTGATCGTTCTTTCGGTACAACAGGTGTCTACGAATTGGGTACTATCATGCCTCGTGAACACGTATTCTTAAAGTATACTGGTACTGTATCCGTTGAACGTTACCGTATGACAACTAACAACTTTACTAATACTAAAGTTGCTGCCCTAGGTGAAGACGTTCTTAAGATAGACGTACTTGACATTGCTGTTAAGGATAACACGACTGGTAAACTTATTATTGTTTATCGTGGTTGCTCAATTGACGACTATCAAGAAACTTACCGTGCTAACGAAATAACAGGTGAAAGTGCTAGGTTCTATTACCTTACTGCAAGTAACCTTCAAAATGGTGGTTATTCTACCAGCTATTTCAACAACGCAACGAATAGATAAGTTAAAGATTGGAAGGTGCTTAGGCGCCTTCCTTTTTTATTAATAAAATTCTTGACAATACTAAGTATTTGAGTTATTATATAATCATTAAATTAATTAGGAGATATGATATGTATTTAAATATTAAAAAGAAACAACAAGTTGAAAAATTATACACATTAGACGAATTAGGAGAGATTATTGGTAAGAGTAAGCAGAGAATTATATCAACACTAACAAAGCTACACGTTGTATATTGGAATTATGGCGTCCTTACTTTTGGTAAAAACTATGACAATATTGGTTTAGGCACCTATGTAATGACAAAACATGTCCGTAAAGCTGATGGAAAACTAATCATTAAACGAGAACTTGCCTTTACTGAAAAAGGAAAGAAAGTTGTTGAAGATATATTTTACCACAAGAACCACTAGTGCTATTGAAATAACCCTTTAGTCTACCTTTATGGTAGGCTTTTTATATAGAAAAAGAATGGAGGAACTATTTATATGAGTATGTCAAAAGAACAAATAGCTGCTAATATGGAGAAACTAAAGCAGGAACAGAAACAACGTGAAGCTATACTTGCTAAAAAGCAAGGACGGGAACCAGTTGACGCTGACAAAGATAGCGCTGCTAAGGAGATTGAATGGCTAAAGGAACAGCTTGCTTCTGCTAAGAAGGAAATAGATGAAGCTAGAAATGAACGTGATATAGCTGCTGACAAGGCTGATAAAGTCGAGGAAAACAAGAAGCTTGCACGAGATTCTTCTGCAATGAATGAAATAATCGCTGGTAGTGCTATTAAGAAGTTTAAGAAGGACTATACGTTCAAAGCAGGCGATCAAGACATTAAGATACATGTTGAGATGCACGGCCCTAATATCAGTGAACTAGCTAAAATAGAAGCAACAGCGATTGAGCTAAATGACTATTCAGACTATTCAGATGAAATGGATAATGGTATAAAACAAGTTTATCGTGCAGTAGCAAACTTTGTAGTCCTAGGAGATAACGTACCAGATTGGTTTAAGTCTACAGATAGCCATAGAATTGATATTCTATTGTATGTCTACCAAGACTTTTCCGAATGGTACGATACGTTTCTCAAAACACAAGTCCAATAAAGGAAACCCGTATTATCCAAAAGGCGTCAATGACGCTGGCGGTATGGAACAGTTTGTTAGAGGAACAATATCAAGGAACATGTTCCTTATACTTGACAGATTCCATAAGTTGCCAACAGAACAGAGTGTTAGGGACTTAGACGTTGCTACCAGAGACTGGCTAATAGAAAGTATTATCTATGACAGCAAAGTCCAAAAGGCCGCTCTAGAGGGACGAGAAATTACAGATAACTTCTCTGATAACTCAGAAGAGTACATGAATGACGTTTACAACGCTAGTGGTCAAGCTAAGATGATTGCTGACGGCGACGACATTGATGACCTTGCTGAACAAATTAGAAACTCTACTGACGGTGACGACGTTGACTGGGACGCTAAAATTGATGCTCAAATTGACGCAGCTCTTGAAGAAAAAGCCTCCACTGACGCTAGAACTCAGGAACAAATTGACGCTAATATAGAAGAAGCGACTAGGAGAGCTCAGGAAAAATTGTCATTTGACGATGACGACTTTGACGAGCTTTAGACGCAATAAGGCTAGCTTTATGCTAGTCTTTTTATATAGAACGTAAAAGTAGAGGGGTGAAAAAATTGGCAACAAATGATAGAAAGCACATTGAGCTTGACATAGACCCAAAGTTAGACCCAACTAAGGTTAACGCTGGGATTAACTCTATGATGAATAAAATTAGTAAGCTACAGAATATGGTAGACAAGCTTAATGTTAAAGGCTCTAATAATAACTTTACACTATCTGATAAAGACCAAAGCAATGTACGTGGACTTGCAGGTGATGTTAACAATAGTGCGTCTGACTTGCAAGGACTAATTAAAAGTGGCATGGCTACTTATAATGACATTCGTACAACAAACCCTGACTCTGACAAGCTAGAAAAAATATCAGGAACTCTAAATACTATATCAACTGCTCTAGACAGAGCATATAGTCAAGTAGGAGCTAATGGTCTAAACGGCAAAACAGACGTATCTAGTGAATTTAATTCTAAACTTCAAAATATTCTAAACATGAATACTAGGTCAACGTCGTTTGCAACTAACGGTTCAAGTAAAGATGACGTAACAAGACTAAAGTATGACGTTAACAATACAATTAAAAACGCTAGATCAGACGTATCTAACGCTACAAGTTCTGCTAGAAAAAGTAATAATAATGTTAACGACGCAATGTCAGTCGGCACAATATCCGAAGCAAGACTAGCTAAGTATAGAGAAAACATTATTACGGGTAGCAGTAGACTATCTAATGCTAGAACTACAGTTTCTAATGCTCAGGATAGCCTTGAAAAACAGCTAGGAGACAGACAAGCTGAATCTAACAGAATCAGACTTCATGAACAAAACGGTGGATTCGCGCCTAATGAACAGGGTGGCGTCAACGAGCGTAAGGCTGTTCTAGATTTAGAAATAAAGACGCTTAACGACAGCATTGCTAAGTTAAAGTCGTTCAATAAAGAACTAGATGATAGTGAGAAAAAGTTAAATAATTCTAATTCAACGCTAGAAGGCGCAGTTGGCGGTTCTGGCGGTTCTGGTTCTGGTTCTGGAGGAAACGGTACCGGCGGTGGAGGACTAACAGTAATTGGTGGAGGATCTTCTGGTGGTGGTAGTGGTTTAGGAAAAATAGCCAGCCTATTAATTGCAGGTGGAGCTGTTACTGGTGCTGTTAGAGGTGTAACGTCAGCTAATAATAGTGGTAACTCTATCAGAGAGAGCGCGGAGGATAGCGTCAACTCTATCATGATTGGCGAGGCTAACCGTACTGGTACGACTTCAAAGCATGCTGATAACACTATTTTAAACAATCTTCAAAAGACTGGGTATACAAACGGTACTGGTTATGGGACTACCGCAATGACTGGATTCGCAAATGCCTATACGTCTTCTACTGGCGACACTAAAAACTATCTAGGTGCAGCTGACGCCGCTAGTCAACTATCTAGATATGGTAACATGGGAACGACATCAACAACGTCTCTAATTAGTGCAATCGGTAATGCCGGTGCTGGCGCAGGAATAGCTAATACTACTAAGTCAATCCAAGGAGAACTAGTTAACTCTGGAATGACTGCTCGTGGAGCAGAACAAGGACAAGCCCTTACTAGTATGATTCAGAACCAGAGCGGTCAGTCACTATCTGAGGGTAACGTTAGAGACTTAGCGTCACTACAAGGAATACAAGCTAAGTATGGCTCAGTAATGCAAGGTGCACAAGGAGCTGACGCTTACAATAAGGTTTCTACCGGTTTAGGTAACTATAATGACCCACTATTACGTAACCTATTCGCCGGAAACAACGCTAAATATGCTGGAGCCCACGGTCAAGCACTAGAGTATCGAGACATGCAGAACATGACCAAAGAGCCGTGGAAAATGGGAGATATGATTAATGGCCTTCAACAGATGACAGGTGGAGACTCTGCCGAGACTGCTATGTATATTTCTCAAAAAACTGGTGTTAAGTACGATCAAGCTATGGATTATGTCAAGATGAATAATAATGGTAAACTTACTAAGAGCAACATTAAGAGTCAAGCACGTAAAAATGCTCGTACAAAAGGTAAGGGTAAAAAGGCGTATGATAAATCAGGTAGCAAGACTATTGACAACAAGAAAAATATAAGGGAACGTAGAGATACCAAAACCAGTGAAAGTGGAGACGGTATTCGGAGCGTTTTAAACGGGGTTACAAATGTTGGCCTCGGTATTCTAGGCGGTGTCGGAGTCTCAGCAATAACTGGAGCTGTTGGTGGTGCAGGACTAGGTGGAATTGCGTCTGGAGCACTTAGGGGGTCGAGACTAGGATCTTCTGTGCTTTCAAAAGGTAAAGGCGTAGTTTCAAAAGGTATCAATGCAGCTAAAAACTCTAGACTGGGTTCAAAGGTACTATCTAAAGGCTCAGACATACTTAAATCTACTAAGAATAGTAGCC